TTAAGGTAACTTGATTACCTGTCCGATGTTAATAAGGTTTTTATTTTTGATACCATTGAGATTAACCAGAGTATCTACAGTAGTTCCGTACTTTTTAGCGATCTTGCTAAGAGTATCTCCCTTAACTACTGTGTAGGTCTTAGCGGATCCTCCGCCTGTCTTACCAGAAATATCTCCAGCATTTACCCAGCCATATACAGTAGAGCCCTTACCAGAGATAGCCTGTAAGTGATACGGATGTACCGCACCCTCAGCCTTGTTAGTTACTTTAGCCTGTCCTGCCTTACAACCGTATGCAACGCCACTAGCTGTAGAGCTGGTATAGTGGAGGCATCCTGTAAAGTTTACAATATCTCCAATATTGTAAGAGCCTCCTCCGTTACCAGATGGCTTAGGATCCTCCTCTTTAGTAGCCTTAGAACTGTACTTAGGAGTAACAAAGCCTCTGATATACTTACCGTTTACAGCAAGCTCTCTATAGCCTACAGCGTTACTCTTGTTACCCTCGATAACCTTAATAACGCCTCCAGATACAGATACTACAATACCGATATGATCCGCACTACCTGTATTATCTCCTACTCCGTTATCATCCCAATCATAGAGGATCATATCTCCAGCGGATGGAGTATAAGCATCATTCTCTACCCAGATACCCATATTCTTAGCAAGCTGGATAAACTGATTACAGCTACACTCTCTAGGGATAATATCTGTAAGTCCTGCCTTAATACCTACAGCGGATGCAAAAGTAGCACACCACGCATCTGTATATTTTACAGCATAACTTCTAGGGAGTGGCTTACAAGCGTTATAAGTATCAATAATCTTTTTATGGGATCCGTCACTCTCTTTACAGCCTAACCAACCCTTAGCGATCTCAACAACCTTTGATCTGATTTCTTTCTCTGTCATAATAATACCTCCGATCTAAACACTTAAAAAGGAGAGCCCTGTAAAGGCTCTCCCTGTCTGTCTGATAAATATATTTACTGTGGAGCTGTATAGCTCTTTGCTCTGGCACTATCGCCTAATCCCTTTGTAGTCGGATCGTTTAGAGTGTTCCAAACTGATACAACCACTAAAGAGAGTACATAAGGATTAGAAATAGCTCCTACAATAAGCTCTCCTACCTTACTCCATGTGGTAAGATCCTGTGCTGTAAGTCCTGCATACGCAAGCACAGGAGTTAAAATACTAAGTACAATCTGTACCCAGAATACAGGATTTTTTACTCTAACTTTTAAATTCATATTGTACCTCCTTGTGAGTTTGTTAATAGTTGCTACGATACCTCGTTTTGAGGTAAAGAGATAAATTGGATCCCCTCCTTACTTTAACCCTACAGAAACCGCTAAGTATCCTAAGATAAGCGTTACAAGCCCTGCCACAATGAGCCACTTGAATTTCTCCCACTTATCCCCATCCTTACTCTCCAGCTTGTTAAGCCTCTCAATGGTTTCATTCAGATCCCCACGCATATACTTAACCTCAGTAGCCAGCTCTTTTATAGCTCCGATCATCTCACTATTACTCTTGAGTATCTCATCATGCTCATTAAGTCTATTAGTGTTACTCTTTGCTCTCTGCTCTACCTCTGTAAGTCTGTGCTCGATGTTAATATCTGCATCTGTAGCCATAACCATAAGATCCTCCTTTCCGCCATAATAAAAGGGAGAGCATTTAGCTCTCCCTGTGGCTTATTCTGCCAGCTCTGGTAAATCAAGATCAATGAGGATCTGCTTAACCTGCTCTCTGATTACCATAGGTACATCATTGATCGTCTTTTTACCCTTTACAATAAGGGTAGCATAAATTACAGCCATAGCTCCTACCTCCTTTCTGAGTATTGTTTTTAAGATAATATTGAGTAACATAGGCTACTCCTTATCTTCATCTAAGATTTTCTGTACCGCCTTTTTAAGGTTTTTTGGTACATCGTCAATAGTCTTTAATCCTTTACGGATCAATGTAGCGTAAATCTGAGCCATAGTTTTTATCCTCCTCTTAGTTAGTTGTTAAGCCTAACACCTGCTCATACACATCTGCTAAGGCTAACTGCATATCTGTAGTCTGCTCCTCTAAGGAGCTGTTTTTCTCCGCCATGAGCTGGATGTACTCATCTTTCTCATAGATCTCCTGTGTTTCGATCTCAAACCCATCAAAACCAGAGCTAAGATCTCCATCCTTAGCCTCCTCATGGATCTCTTTGATACCAGCATTTACATATACATGGTAATCATCAATTTCAAGAGGCTTTACGCTCTCCGCTGTAGTTCTTACGTTTACATATTTCTGCATTACCTTTTACCTCCTTAATGTAATAATTGTGCATATATTCTACATTAGGCTCTACATATTTCTGGTATAGCCTAAAGCTATCACAATGCTGTAGCCAGCCCACATAGCTATTAAATGAGCACCACTCACTATAAGTAGGGCTCACATTGTTTTCTCTTTTACTGGAGATGCTAAGCATCCTACGCTTAAATGTTTTGCAAGTCGATTTTCTGAGTAAGGTATACTCTCCGAAAAATCTATAGCCTACAAAATCTACACCTCTTACCTTAGTAGGAAATACCTGCCAGTTATGCTTAATTACTTGCTTAAGATTAACCGCCATAAACTCATCTAACTCTCTTTTGAGTTTGTGTAATTCCTCTTTACTGCTACCGAAAATAACCATATCATCCATGTACCTAAAGTAGTACTTAACTCCCTTTACTTCTTTGAGCCAGTGATCTACTACAGATAAATTAAAATTACCGTCATACTGGCTAACATAGTTTCCAATAGGAATACCTACGCCATCCACAAACTCTCTACCGTTATCATCTACGATAATATTTACCGCCACACCTAGCCTCTGGAGGATTTCTATATTTTCCTCTGTGGCTGGGCAAGTACTAATACTATCTATGATCTCATCCATTAGCCAGATAAGCTCCTCATCCTTAAAGAGCTCTCTATACTTTGCTTTTAGTACATCGTGTACAATACTGGGATAATACTTTCTCACATCCAGCTTTAAGCAATACTTTGTAGCCTCTGGATCCGATACTAAAATACTGGGTATCCACTTCTTAGCCACCACTTTTCCATCTTTCTTAATTACTTTCTCATACCCTCTAAGCTGATTTATAATAGGCTGGATCCCTCTGTTAGGGATTGCACTATAGGTATCCTTTGTCATGGAGTTAAGTAAGTAGGGCTCTATAACCTGTAAGATAGCCCATTGACATATACGGTCTGGATAGTACGGTAATTTATAAATCTCCCTCTCCTTATTTCCCTCTTTTCTTACAAAAGTTTCATAGTCGGAGGTATGATACCTGTGTTCTATTAAATTTTCCTGTAGTCTCTTTAGGTAATGATCCAGATCTTTCTCTATAAACTTTACCTCTGCATACCACCCTTTACCTCTCCTTGCGTTCTTGTGGGCTTTTCTAAGATTATCCATATCACATATCTTAGAAAATAAATCTCCAGTATCTTTCATAGTGTTTTGGCACCCACCTTATCATAAATTTTTGTATGTGCATAAGAGGGAGCTAACTACCTGTTGTAGTACCCCTGTGCTATCGTTCACATAACAATCAGTTCTTAGCTTGCTAGGCTAACATGGTTTACGGATCTCTCCGCACATAAGCACCCTCTTAGCTATTTTTTACCGCTCCTCATAGAGGAGTTTTATGTTTTGGCAAGAGCCACGGTAGCTGTTACTCACTTAATGTAAAATAAGTGTCACAGTGAACACGTATTTCTCTGATTTTCTTTTATTTTTATATGCACATATAGTAAGTGACTGCTGATATTACGATTGCGATTACCAGAGGTATTATTACCATTCAGATTGAAACTGCAATTAGAGCCATTATTCCATTTACTGCCTAATTTAGTAATTAAGAAACCTTATCAGCTACCGACAAAATGGGTAATAAAAAAGAGCTTTCCAGCTCCTCCTATTACCCATTTTGATTTAATTTATTTTCCTCAAAGATTTATGCAACCTTTGTTTGAGGCACATACAGCAAGCGACCGCCGATATCACGAATGCGACCACCAGAGGTATTATAACCATGCAGATTGAAACCGCAACGAGAGCCATAACCCCATAAACCGCCCAACCTAGCAATAAAGAAACCGTTGTAGGTGTAGTTCTGCCATACATAGTTACCTGTAAATACATCCGATCCACTAGCCTCTGTAGGGATAAGTAACTCTGGATGATCTGGATCAATACCAAAGGCACTTTGATAACCGTTACTATGGCTCCAGTGATAGCCTAAGCTCTTGTATCCTGTGGTAGTATCATCTGCTACTGTAGCTCCGATCTCATGCACAAATACCTCATTCTGTCCTTTAGCTAAGATATTTACCTTATCCAACCAAGTCCAGATATTTCCCCAGAGGTTTTCCTCGCCTCTGTAAGATACTGAACACTTACCATCTACGCCACCGTTAGGATCAATACCAGATCCATTACCTAATCCAGAGGTAGCTCCAGTATTTATCGCCATGTTAGTTTTACCATCATCGGTAAAATCACAAACGCCTCTACCTACTTTACGCTGAGCATCTAAACTAGCATACTCAATCATAAGGAGCCACTCTGTAACCGCCATAGCAAAAATACTATGACTTTCCCAGCCTGCACCTCTGTTAGCACAGAGCTTTCTCACATTCGCTCTTGTGAGGTTCTGTGTAAGTCCACTGGCTGGCTTAACTCCTGCAATAGATGAGAGCATATCTGTAGCAAAATCCGCTACCTGTTCATCCGCTGTAAGATACTTTTTAGCATCTGTATCATAAATACAGCCCTCAAACGCTGAGAGATAGATCTTATCCTGTACGATACCGTGATTATCGTAAAAGGCTCTAGGAGCTGTAAATCCTGCCTTAGGTGTAGGGCTGATATAAAATCTACCCTTAGTGTACTGCTTACCCTTACCGCTGGTGGCGTTCTTAGAGCTTACAGGTACAGCCTTAACATAAAATACAGGCTGTTCTACCATTACCTGTACCTTAGTACCACTAGCATAGGTTTTTTCTGCTCCGTCTACTGTCTTTTTAAGCTCTACAGTAGTAGCTCCTGCCTCTGTGTATCCTGTTTCTCCTCTGTATGCAAGTACTGTACCATCATCAGCTAAGAT